GGTTCGCGTCCTTTTCGGTATTCGACTCCGACTCATCGAACAGCACAGGGATTGCGTCACCCGCCAGCTTCTGGCGGATACCGGCCTCGGAGCTGTTGCCCTGGGCATACTTATCCATGCCATTCATAAGCCAGTGCAGGAACTCCATGATGGTGCTCTTGCCTGAGCCGGCGCCACCGGTAACCCAAATGTGCGGACGCCACGCCAATGCCCCGCAAATCGGCGCCAGCGCCATCCAGCCTGCCAGCAAGGCACCACTGGCCGGCATACTCCAGCGGAACTTGCGGCAGATTTCCAGTATGTGCTGGCCCTCGGCTGTAGTCAGCGCTGTTTCAGGTAGCGTGGGCATCCTGAATTTGCGCTCATAAACGAACTTCGAGTTAATTTCCTCCAGGTTCGTTATCTTGCCATCCACCCACAGGCGGTCGCCCAGGTGGAACACCAGCCGTTCTTCGTCTTCCCAGGCCCCACGGCCACGCACGCATGATGGATCAAATACGCCCTTGGCAATGCAGGCCTGCACAATCCAATCGAGCGCAGCATCTGTGTCAATTTCAGGCTTTTTCTTGTTCGCCATGAAATCGCTTTTTTCCCACCAGTTGAGCGGCGCCAGGGTAATAAGGCCATTCTTTCCAAAACTGCCGACGGTAAGCGTCAGGATCTGCTTTTTACCGTGGTGGTAGATAAAGTAGTAGTCCCGGTCATAGCCCAGGAAATCCCATGGCTGATTGTGGCCGTCAATGCCTGCCGTGCTTTTCGGCTGGGGTGGCAGATCAGACTGATCAAGCATTACCTCTTGCTCGCCGTCCTCTTCATCTGCAAAGCGGTCGGCCATCATTTCGTCGTGCGCGTCAGGCTCCGGTACCTGCTCATTATCGACCGATGCTTTTTTCTTCGGGGGTGATGGCGGAAGCGGGTCCGTCATATGCTTTTTGACCCATGCCAGCACGTCGTCAGGTGTCCAGCCGTCAGTCTCAGCGTCGGCGAGATCCCAGCCCCTGGGGTAGTCGGCCGGCGGCTCCGAGCACTTCACGATGCAACCCTGCTCGAGCAGGATATGCACCAGGCCACGCCGCTCCAGCTCGCCATCCTCGCCCAGCCGGCCGTACGTGGTGACATAGCCCTCCTGGTCGGCATCGCGGATGATCAGCACCTTGCGACCCTTCAGCGGAAGCCAGTCGGTATGCTCGATGGCCTTGCCTCCACCCAGGTAGCTGATTACCTGGAACTGTGGCAGGAGCCGGCGCGCTGCGTCGACGGTCTTCTCACCCTCCACCATCACAACCATGCCAGGGGTAGCCAACTGCTCAAGGCCATATATAGGCCGCGGCTTCGGCAGCGCCGCCCAGCGCCAGCCCTCTTCACCGGTTTCCGTATCAACCGAGTAGGTCAGCGGCAGCACTTCCTTGCCTGGACGCATTTCACCGGTTTCCGGGTCACGGCGGAGGATATCGAAACGCACGACATAACCGTAGATATGTTCGCCATCCGGCATACGGATAGGCCACATGGAAGTAAGCTTGCCATGCCTTGAGTGAACAGAGGGCGGAGGCTCAGCATGATCAGGTACCGGAATAATCAGCTCGAACTGGCGTGCTTGCTGGCGCTGCTGCGCAAAAGATGGGCGCTGGTCGGCCGGCGGACGGACGATATTGGCCTTCGTGGGCTCGCCATTGATGTAGCGCACCGAGTCAGGAAAATTGAAGCCCTTGAACTCCATCACGAACGAGACGGCATCACCGCTGGCGCCACAGCCAAAGCAGTAATACATTTCTTTGTTCTGATTAACCTTGAACGATGGCGACTTTTCATTGTGGAACGGGCAGCAGGCTACCCACTCTGCACCCTGTTTTTTCAGGTCAATAAACTCGCCGACCACTTCGAGGATATTGGCGTTTGCACGGTCAATATCCTGTTGCGACGTTTTTGGCAGTTCATTACTCATTGGGCCCCCAAGTGGCTCTTATTATCCCAAGTATTGAATGATGCGTCGGCGGATCACTTGGGGGATCGTTCGGCGGCCAGACCTAGCCGACACATCAACCGTTGGTACGGAGCCGCGAAACACCGCGCTCCAGCACCTGCATAGCCTCTTCTTCGGAGGACGCAAAACCTGCTATCCCACCAGCATCATTGACCTGGTAGATAAAATTGAGCTGATTCTCTTTCTTGCGGTCACCACCATTACTGTGCTTCGAGTCAATGGCCGTGAAAACCGCAACCTTGCTGCCCACCATGTCCGGGGTGATGATAATGGAGTACCAACCGACCAGATCAAGCGACCCGTCCACAAGCCCGGAATGGAAGCGGCGAGCATTTTTCACCAGCACATCACCGTTACCCAGCTCAACAAAGTTAGAGCTGATCCAGCTCTTGCCGACATTGTTTCTGAATAGGACCGCACCGGCGCGGCTCAGGAACAGCATTAGTTTTTTGCTGACGCTGCTCTCTCTCATGCTGCATCCGCCTGTGTCTGCTGGGACTTCCTGAAATTCCACTCTTCAATCACGGTATCCCGGATGTGCTGCATGGCAGTCTGGCGCTCATCATGACTCAGGTGTTTCTGCCGGGCACCCCACATTTCCACCCATGCCCGGCGCTCATCACGAGTCATGTTGTCGAGCAGGTGGCGGGCAAGGCAGCCCTCCATAAAGTACCGGCTGCAGGACGAGACGCAGCGGCCTTTCTCGTACACCACCTTGGTATACATCAGGCCCTCTTCGTTACGGTATGAAATGGCGTCCATAAAAAATCCCCGCTGATTCCGAAAATTCGGGCGGGGATAGCAACCACAAGGTAAGAAACCTGATAGTGCTGTCCCGACCGGCTTTTGTCAAAATATTAGGGATTAAGCGATTCCCCATGCTCTTGATGCCATTGCGAGTGATGAAGGGCGCATAACCAGCGGACATTCAATGGTTTGGCGTAGTCATCGTGATGAGCACAAATATTTTCTTCTGTAAAGCAAACCTCGCATGGCTCCTTAAAAAGCTTCTTATCACGTATTGCATTACCAACCAAAATATGAGCCTTTCTTTTCGTTGGGTTTTTTTCTATATATTTTTCTTTTGCTTTTTTTCCAGCAGCAATACCGACAATACTCAGCGAATATTCCTTACGCTTGGCAACTCTATTTTTGTCTCCACTTCTTTTTTTATCATAATCAGTCATACACGATTTGCATTTTGCGCAAAGACCATCAACAGATGCCTTTCGTATATGGAATTCTGATTCTGCTTTTTCAGTTCCACAGGTATTACAAAATTTCATGGCTATCTCCTAAAAAATAAAGGATAACCATAATAAAAAGGAATATCAAATCAAAAAGGAATATCATCACTGAACTGCTGTTCGCGCGGCGGCATTTCATCCTTGGACGCCGCAGCCTGGCGGTTCGCCGCCTGCTGGCGCTGGGCAGGAGCGGCCTGCTGCTGGCCGCCACCACCGCCATCGGCGGCCTTGTTGTCCAGCATCTGGAGCTGGTCCGCCTGCACTTCGGTCTTGTAGCGCTTCTGGCCGGTGGCCTGGTCATCCCAGCTCCTGGTCTTGAGTTTGCCCTCGATGTAGACCTTGGAGCCTTTGCGCAGATATTCGCCGGCAATCTCTGCCACCTTGCCGAACATGACAATATTATGCCACTCGGTAGCCTCCTGCATTTCACCGCTGTTCTTGTCGCGCCAGGCCTCGCTGGTCGCCATGGAGAAATTGCACACGGCATTGCCGTTCGGGAGAAACTTCACTTCAGGATCTTTCCCGAGCGTGCCAACCAAAATCACCTTGTTTACGCCGCGCATGTCCTACCCCTAAAAGTTGATTGCCTCGTCAGCCGCCTGAAGCAAAGACGGCTGGGCACTTATGGTGTTGTTTGCCGCCTGGTACTCCGCGGGAGTCTGCCCCAGGCATTCCTTCAAAATAACCTCTACCTTGCAGCGCACCAGCACATCCTGGAGGCGCTTGATTATCTGGTCAGTGACGTACTTAATTGCATCCTTCTCCATGGCCGGCCGGACATAAAGCAGCATGGTCCCGGCGGCATCCGTACGCATGACACTGTTCATTGCTACCCGCATGGCGCGCTCGCCCAGCTCGGAAGCGCTAACAAAGGCATTCCAGCCTGCTGGCGACCAGATGGGCTGCTTGGAAGCCGACAGGGCCTGCTTTATGCGCTTAATTCTCTCTGCCTTCTCGTCGCGGGCCTTGAGCACGTTTTCAGCATATTTTGTCGGGCTCTTTATATTGGGCTGGGTCTTTGCCCAATCCGCCAACTCTTCCTTGGTCTTGGCTTGTCCACGCTCAGCCCGGCTGAGACGGTTTACTTCTTCCTGCGCCTCGATGGCCGTCACATCCATTTTCTGGATAGTGCCCTCGACCTCCATTATGGAGCGCCCGGTCGGCACCCATTCATAACCGCACCCGTCGGAAAATGGCGATATGCGGAAAACATGCCCGCAATCACACAGAGTCATTTCGACGGGACGGAGAGCCCAGCAGGCGGGGCACTTCTTTTTTGTGCCCGGCACAGGCGTTTCAGCAGGGATATTCCCACAAAAAACCTGTGTTACAGGGTGAATGCGGAAACAGATGGGGCACCGCTTGTTCGCCTCTACCTCATCTTCAGCGTCCTTATTTCGACGCCCCTTTTTGCGTCCATCCAGGGTCCATTCACGATAGGCCCAGGGCAGTCCGTGATTGCTGATAAATACGTCATCGCGGACAAGGCCAATATTGCCAACGTGGTCCAGAATAAAGGCGCCAGTCTTGCCGGGACTCGGGCGCATGATGCGGCCCACCTGCTGGAGAAAAAGCCCTTCTGACTGTGTAGGCCGAAGAAGAATGCCGCACTCCAGATCAGGAAGGTCATAACCTTCTGACACCAGATCGACGGTGACAGCCCCATGTATTGCTCCAGACGCCAATTCCCGGTTTACTGAATCACGCGCCTCATCGGACATAGCGGGAGCCCCGACCAGGAGCTTGAAACGGAAGCCGGCAGCGTTAAAACGATCAACGATATCGTTGGCGTGCTTTACGCTGGCAGCAAAAACGATAGTCTTTGCGCCAGGGCACACCTCTTTATAGCGCTCGACGGCGTCCCCGACGATTTGCTTTTGTCCCTCCATCCGCTGCGCGAGCTGGATAGAGTTGTATTCCCCGTTGGCATTCAGGGTTACCCCAGTCAGGTCAACATTGTGCTGAGGCCCGTACAGTTCCGGCTTGACTAAGAAGCCCAATTCAATGAGCTCCGGCATGGGGGGGCCTAGAATTATAGTATCGAACAGGCCATCAGCATGAATGCCAAGCCCCTTGCCGTCAGATCGTACCGGGGTAGCTGTAACTCCCAGCGTAACAGGAGCGCCAAGAGCATCGTAAACTTTCCCCCACTTGTTGCCCGCCACAAAATGATGGGCCTCATCGACGATCAGTAAATCAGGCTTATAAGGCAGCTGGCCGTTTTTAATACGCGCCAATAAGGTATCAACACTGGCTACCTGCACCAACTCGCGCGGACGAGGAGTAAAGTGAGGGCTGATTAGCCCGTGAGATACTTTCAGGTTATCCAGGCTGCGGCTGGCCTGCTTTAGCAGTTCCTTGCGATGAACAATAATAAAAACCGAGTTTCCTTTATTCGCCGCCTTTTCGGTTATAAAACTGAAAAGGTACGTTTTGCCGGCACCTGTACTTAACTGATAAAGAACGGCGCGAAAGCCCTCCAGCATCTTCGCGCGGATCTCCTTGACGCCTTTTTCCTGATGCGGGCGTAGCGATATCATGATTACTTTGCTGCTGGCTTGCTGAAAGCGATATGCAGCACCATGGCGCCAGAACCAACAATGGTATAGACGTAGGCAAGCAACCAAAGGACATAATAGGTAATTTTGCTGTTACCGGCCGAGGCTGAAATATCGCGTTCTATCCTGGTACGAGCAGCTGCAGCCGCTGGGGATTTGCTGAAAGTCATATGCAGCCCGGCGAAGCATCCAAACAGCAGATACACACCGACAATGCACAAAAGAATGATAAGAAAAAGGTGCATTACTTACTCCTGTCGCTATACCCAAATAGGGACAAAATAAAAGTTAATAGGAGAGGGCGCCCAATATTTATTGTCGTGAACACGACGCCCATTATTAAGTTGGCTCGCCAATCAAATGGTAGCCCGAAAACCTTATCGATTACCCATTGCACGAAAAGGCAGATTGCATAGGAAGCGATGAAGCTCAGGACAACGCGAAAGCCGGCCGGTGGGGGTCGGCCAGCGTTCATCCATTAGCGCCTTGCGCGCCACCGGCGCCGCCCTGTGCCTGCTCTTTCAGCTTTGCCGCTTCTGCCTCTTCACGCCAGCCACGCGCCACCCGCTGGAGAGCGGCGATCAGCTCTACGGACTTGGGGGGCTTGGCTGCCCAGCGATCAGGGGTGGCCCGCGCTACGCCGGCTGCCTCGCAGGCTTCGGACAGGGAGCGGCCGGCCACTTTCAGATTACGTTCAATCTCATCAAGGGCTTGCTGAAACTCTGCCTCAAAGTCCGGGGATTCGGGCTTCTCTATTACTGTTGTCTCGCTCACGGCTACCTCGTCACTCAAATTTGCGTAAGTATAGCCGTCCCATCTGGCATCCCGTCAAGCCGACATTTTGTCATTTTTGAGCAAATCAGGCTTGCGCCTTCCTCTTTTTTGAGGCAGCATTCTCTAGGCGGCAGGAGTCGCTGGAGAGAACACATGCAAGACTTTATCCCTGGTCACTACCCAGGCGTATCGAACGACGACTATCACAATGGCCCCGGTGTATCAAAATCGCATCTGGACAAGATGGCCGTATCGCCAGCCTTTTACCGGTTTCATTACCGGAAAACTGATGAGGAAAAAAAAGAGGTAGTAGAAGAAGACGGGGCCTCCGATAAAAACTTCGGTACAGCTTTTCACACAGCTGTGCTGGAGCCTGACCTACTGTCCAGTACCGTGGTTATTGCACCCACCAGCATCAATAAGCGCACCAAAGTGGGCAAGCAGGAGTTTGCCGATTTCATGGCGCAGAACAAGCATAAAGTGGTGGTCGATGTTGGCGAGCATGACCTCTTGCTGAAAATGCGTGATGCTGTTCACCGGCATCCGGTAGCGCGCCATTTTGCGCGCGCCGATGGCGGTATGATCGAAAACAGCTTTTACGGATATGACCCGAAAAATGGTCTTCTGCGCAAATGCCGGCCGGACAAGATTATCGAATCCGGGGAGCTGATTATTGATTTGAAGTCAACAAAGGACGCCAGCCCGCGCGGGTTTGCTCTGGATGCCACCAACTACACCTATTATCTTCAGCCTCCGTGGTATTTGGATACGATGGAGCTGGCAGTAGGCTGGACGGCCGAGAATTTTGTTTTTCTTGCTGTGGAGAAAGAGCCGCCTTTTCAGATCGGAATCTATTATGCACAGCAACATGATATTGAACTGGCTCGCGCAGAGTGCCAGCGCCTGGCCGACCTGATAGCTGAATGTGATGCGTCGGGGTACTGGTACGACTATACGAAGTCTGAAGCCATGCCCCTTGACCTGCCGCCCTGGACCTGGAGAAAGTGATGAAAAGTTTATACATTTCACATGTGAAACTGCTGAACGTGCTTGGCATCGAAGAGTTGGAATTTGATGCCGGCCGTTTTGTTGAAATATCTGGCAAGAATGGCGCCAGCAAAACCAGTATTCTCGATGGCATCAAGGCTATCATCAAGGGCGGCTCCGATGCCTCCCTGGTGCATAAGGGCGCCAGCAAAGGCGAAGGGGTACTGGTGCTGAATGACGGCACGAACATCCGCCGCGTGTTCAAGGACAATGGCACAGCATCTACACTGACTATCACGAAGAATGGCACCAAGGTAGAGCGCCCGCAGAGTGTGCTGGATGGCATGGTCGACATGCTTTCTATCAACCCTATTGAATTCCTGCTGGCCAAGCCGAAGGACCGGCTGAATGTGTTGCTTCAGGCCATGCCGTTGAAAGTCGACCAGGCTGACATGGAGGAAAAGTGCGGCATTCCGCTGGCGCCGGAGCTGGTTAATTGCCATGCTTTTGACGCCATCCATGCCACGCATAAAGCCGTCTTCGATGAGCGCACGGTGACCAACAGGCTGGTGGCCGAGAAAGAATCGACGATCAAGCAGTTGCGCCAGACGCTGCCAGAAGAAATTCAAAATGCCGTCAGTGAGAGCCTGGCCACCCTGCTCGACGAACAGCGCGCCCTGCTTGAAAGCCGGGATATCTTTCTCGACAAGGTGCAGAAACAGCTGGATAGTTACAATGTTGGCTTTTCCCAGCGACGCACGGACGCCAAGGCTGTTTATGATGAGGCTGTGCGCGTGGCACGCGAGCAGTACGACAGTCAGATCGAAGTAATCAATGCCGAAGCCGACGTGAAGAAAACCGCAGCGGCCGAGATTAAGGACAAGCGGCTGGAAGTCATCGCCGTCAAAAACAACGAGCTCACTGCGCGCATTACCAGGCTGCAGGAGCAGGAAGGCCAGCGCTCGCGGTCGGAGGCTACGCTTGAAAATATCCGCATTCTCGATGTGGACCTGACCACCCTGAAGGAAAAGGCAGTATTCCAGGATGGCGTGCTCCAGCACCTGCATGACTACAAGCTGGAGCTGATGAGCAAGCTTCCCATCACCGGACTGGAAATCGTAAACGGAGACATATTCCGCGACGGCATAGCCTTCGACCGGCTTAATACTGCGCAGAAGGTGCAAATTTCCGTGGAAATCGCCAAAATGCGCGCTGGTACGCTGGGCATCATGTGCGTGGACGGCATCGAATCGCTGGACCTGGATACCTACGGGGTATTCAAGGAAGAAGCGCTGGAGTCGGGCTTGCAGCTTTTCGTTTCCTATGTTTCTGAGAACCCGCTCAACATTACCAACTGTGGAGATTAACCATGCAGACCAAAGAAGATGGGGTGGCCACCCCGATGCGGCAGGGCAGCTATGAAGAGGCTTTCAATAGTGACCATCTGCCGTCAACCGGGCTGAATCAGGGCGCTGTTGCGATAGAAACGTCGCGCGCTGTTGCAGAGGCCCAGGGTGCACTGGCCATCGCCAAGCGCTTCCCGCGCAATGTGAAGGGGGCTATGGACGATATCAAGGTGATCTGCCAGCAGCAGTCTATGGCTGAAAAGGCCTTTTACAGCTTCCCGCGCGGCCGTGAAACCATTTCCGGCCCGAGCATCCGCCTGGCGGAGCAGATTGCCTTGTGCTGGGGGAATATCGAATTCGGTCACCGTGAGCTGAGTCGTGGTGCGGACTTTTCCGAAGTGGAAGTTTTCGCCAAAGACCTCCAGAGCAATACCCGCTCGAGTACCAGCTTCACTGTGAAGCACATCATCGACCTGTCCGGTGGCAACAGCCGGCCGGCAAAGAGCGAGCGCGATATCGACGAGCTGATCGCCAACAAGGCCGGCCGCCGCCTGCGTGGTCGCATCATGGCAATCCTGCCGAAGTGGCTGCAGGAGCAGGCCGTAGAAACCTGCCGCAAGACACTGGCCGGTGGCGTCACCATCGACCAGCGTATCGAGCGTGCGCTGGGTGTGCTGGCCAAGTTCGGTATCACGCGGGCAATGCTGGAGATCCGCTCGCAGAAGCCCATGCAGACGTTTAACGATGACGACTTTGCGGATCTCCAGGGCATGTTTCACAGCCTGCGCGATGGCATGACTACGCTTGAAGAATGGTTCGACGACAATAACAAGGCCGTCGATACCGCCAAGGGCGCCGCCATCAACAACTCCGTTGGTGCTGCCGCCGGAGCCCAGGCCGGCGCCACAGCGCCTGCTGCTGGTGCTACCCGCAAGGGCCGTCAGGGTGGTGCGCCAGCTCCTGCCGCCAATGCCACCCAGCAGCAAGCGCCTGCGCCTCAGCAGTCCGCTCAGCCGCAGCCTGCCGCCAATGCTACTGATGCCAAGCCGGAGCAGGCCGCCACCGGCCAGGCCGCTGAATCACATGCCGCCAATGCTCAGCCGCTGGCCCGCCAGGTAGTGACGGATGCCGCTGAAGCTGCCACCAACAAGCAGCAGACCGAGCAGAAACTGGCGCCGGCTCCCAAGCAGGCACCCACGCAGCAGGAAACGCCGGAGGATGACGGCAGCCTGTTTTAATTACTCCAGCACAAGGACGTGCGCCTTTTTAGGGGTTTACCGTGAACGCGAAAAAAGCAAAGGCACTCCGCCGCGATGCGCACGCGCTTAGCATTGGCATGCCGAATGAGAAGTATGTCCGTGGCGCCAACGAGCGCCATATTTACACCGGCATCCGCCTGCTGGAGACTTGCTACAAAGGGGTTTACAGAGAGCTGAAGTGCGGCTTCAAAAAGGATACTTACGTTCCTTCCGCGCAGCGCAACAGCTGATTACCGAGCAGTACCACCAAAACCACAGGAGCATACCGTGGACGAACCGAAGAAGGGCATCCGCCCGTTTATTGACCTGCTGCGCGAAGTCGAGCACGGCAGCTTCCTGGACGAACTGACCGTCGAGCAGAACAAACTCGTCGACCTGATCGGCCTCACCAACAAGGGCGGCAAGATCACCATCACCCTGGATTACAAGCCGGAAGGCAAGGGCCAGATGAGCATCAATGCCGATTTCAAGGTCAAGTCGCCGACCATTTCGCGCGGCAAGACCCTGATGTACGTCACCCCTGAAAACAACCTGCTGCGTGAGCATCCCAAGCAGCAGAAACTTCCACTCGTCGCCATCAATTCCACCGGCAGCGACAAGCCGGCCCTGGAAGAACTTGGCAACTCCAAGCAGGGTTAATCCGCATCATGAATACTGAAAACACGAAAGAATTGCTCGCGCTCGGCGCGAAGCTGGTTGGGTTGAGTACGGTGCCTGGCACCAACATCCCCTTTGCTGTCGTGCCGGAAGGCTATGAGTTGAAGTCGCTGGCTGAGCATCTGTCGCAGCCGGTAGAAATCAAGCAGAACATCACGCTGAACGACGTTGACTCGTTCACGGCCTATCTTGGCAAGTTTGCCTTGCGCGGTCGTACCGTGGTGTTCTCTGACTTGGCCTCGCTGAGCATGACGGCCGTCATCGACTACCACGATGGCGCAATCCGCCCGGATGCCGAGGAATTGCCGGAGGGATTCAGCACCCTGGCAACTACTGGCATTGATGTGCAGGGCCCTGCCCAGTGGGGGCGCCATGTGGTCCACTTGCAGTTGCTGAGGGCACCCGAGTTTGACGCCTGGGCCAAGCACAATGACAACATGATTCCGCAGGTGCAGTTCGCTGACTTCCTGGAGCGTCATGCCGGTGAAATTGTGCGGCCGGATGCGGCTACCATGCTGGAAGTGGCCAAGACGCTTTACCAGAAGTCCAAGATCGTCTACGTATCCTCTGAAAACCTCCAGAATGGCGATAATCGCCTGACCTACCAGGAGGAAAGCGAGAGCGGGGCCGGCGCCAAGGGCACCATCGATATTCCGAGCAACTTCCAGATTGGCGTTCGCATTTTCCGCTATGCCAATCCGTTCGGTATCGACTGCCTTTACCGCTACCGCGTGGACAAGGACACGAAGAAGCTGTTCATGTGCTATGTCATGGTCGACTTCGAGCTCATCCTCGAGCGCGCCCTGGCCAACATCGCCAGCAAGGTATCCGAACAGCTCGAATCGAAGCTGCCGGGCCACAACATTGCCTTTTACACCGGCAAGCGTGGCTGAAAAAAGTAGGTGTTAACCCGAGCATCCCGGTTCGCCGGGGTGTTTTTTAAAGAGCATCGATCATGGCAGTCAGAAAAACATCAATAGAATGGACAGATAGCACCTGGTCACCCACGCGCGGCTGCTCCCGTGTGAGCCCTGGCTGCATGAACTGCTATGCTGAAAAGATTGCTTTTCGCTTCAATGGCGAAGGAATGCCCTATGCTGGCCTTATAGGCGAACATCGTCAGTGGAATGGCAAGATCATGCTTATTGATAGCGTGCTTCTGGAACCGTTGTCATGGAAAAAGCCCAGCAAGATTTTTGTCAACAGCATGTCTGACCTGTTCTATGAGGCTGTGCCGCTGGATTTCATCGATAAGGTTTTTGCCGTCATGGCGCTGGCCAGCCAGCATACTTTTCAGGTGCTGACGAAGCGGCCGGGAGTCATGAAGGCCTACATGCAGGGCATTGCCCGCGAGCCTGAGCGCCTGGTACTGGCCGCCGAGCGCATGGGCCTGGTGCTGGCCAAGCCGGCTATCCCACTGCCGAATGTCTGGCTTGGCGTGAGCGTGGAAAATCAGGAATGGGCCAACAAACGTATTGGGCTGTTGCTGACCACGATTGCGGCCGTGCGCTGGATATCGCTGGAGCCGATGATTGGCCGGGTCAATCTGACCATGCTCGAGCGGAAATGGGGCGGCCGGACTCATATAGACAATGCTCTCGATGGTTTCCGGTCTGCCAAAAATGGGGGCTCCCATGGCAATAAGCTGGACTGGGTTGTCCTTGGCGGCGAGAGCGGCGACAAGGCCCGCATCATGAAAGCCGAATGGGTACGCAAGGTCCGCGACGACTGCGCGCAGCATGGCGTGCCGTTCCTGTTCAAGCAGTGGGGTGAGTATTTGCCTTCCAACCACCCTGACTGCCCGCCGGGCCCACCCTTGAAGGACTGGGTATGGGAGGACGGCAAGCCCTTCGAGAAGGGTGACCATCGCGAAATCCAGCTTTACCGCAAGGTCGGCACCAAGCACGCCGGCCGCACGCTGGATGGAGTTTTGCACGACGGTTACCCGGTGGCACGGTAATGGACCTGCACCCCACGAAAGCCTGCATGGGCGCCGATACGCAGCCTGAGTTTCACAGTGGCGAAGACGGCCAGGTATGCCTGCAATGCGGAACATGGGTCCGTAATGATGTTGTCGATGATCCGTTTTGGGGTTTTAAAGCAGGATGTATCCGGGCTGAAAAAAATGAGCCGTGATCAGAGCATGATCGAGGATTGTGCGGATCTACGCGAACTGGCGCGCGAAGTGTCGGAACTTGCGAAAAAGAAGGGTTCTCAGCACCAGCTGCTGGCGAGTGAAATTGCGGCTGGTGCTGGGGATGCGATATGAAAGGCCTATTGCCAGTTAGACCGGCTTAAAACCGTGCTTGAACTGGCTCCAGATAGAGAGGACTGATTATGATAAAGCTTATTTTCAAAGGCAGCGCAGGAACTGGAAAAACCACTTACCTGCGGGATTTAAAAGAAAAGCTGACGAAAGATGGGGTTACATTTTTTGAAGTGAATGCAAACATTGCCACCAAGCGGTTCATTTTTCATCGTTTAAAGCAAACAGGTGTTGGGGTAATCGTTATCGATGAAGCCACCGAGAAACTTTGTCACAAGATTGATAAAAAGTTTCCCGGTGTTGAGATTTACGCCGCTGTAGAACTTTAGAACCGCCAGATCACACCTGCACCAAAGTACGCACCACCCTTGCCGCCGAGGTTAAAGGTTTCGCCAATAACCTCGACGGCTGTTCCCATCTTGTACGTTCCCACTATCCCAGGCTTCAGGCCGGCAACGGCCAGTGGACCAATACCATACTTGGGCTCACTGAACACCAGAGGCGCCTTTTCCGGCGGAACATCCAGCGTACTCAAAATGGTGCCGTCTGGTGTCGAAACGATATACCGGTGATAGCCGTCAGCCGTCTTGATGGCATCCAGGCGCACGGTGACCGCTTTACAGACTGGCGCCGGCTCAGGGGTATCATGGCACATCCCATCGCTCGAAGGCTTAAACGGCGCAACGGGGGGAGGCGCAGGCTGTGCTTCCGGCTGGATGGATGCAATCACCGTATGCTCATGGATGGCACCCTTGGGCAGCATGGGAGCCTTGGCCATTTTGTCGGCCTGCTTGTCGGCGCCCGGCGCCACCGGCGGCAGTACCGACTTGTCTGGCTGCACGATGGCCGCCATGGGAACCGGGGTCGGGCCCGGCTTCGTGAGGATGTGCCCCTCAGCAATCATGCCAATCCATACCAGGATGGCACTGTAGATCAAAAACAAACCGCCTTTCTGCCAGTTCTGCATGACGCTCTCTCCTACGGGTGCGGCCCACCTGGGCCATGAGGCTGGCTGGCCCACCCGGCAGCCACAAGGGTGCCGAGCACAACCAGCGCTTTACCTATCCCGGTGACAATCGCAACCGCAATTGCCCCCAGCATCGATTTGCGGAAAATATCCCAGCGTTCCTTCGCCTTTTCCTCTCGCTCAATCCACTTCGCCACGATGATGTGATGATCGGCATGGATTTTGCGGTCAATGCGCGCATCCTCTGCCCGGCCGTCCAGAGCAAGATTGATCAGGCGCACAAGGCGCTCATCCTGCTCGCGTTCCCTGCGTTCCTCTTCGGTTTCAGTCCGGCAAAATGGAATAATGCTTTCATTTTCCATGTCATAACTTCCTTTTTTCCGGTTAGAGTTTGATGATCGGCAGGTAAGCGCGGTTTTTCGGGCGCGTTTCAGTACCGCCGGAGGACGTCGTGACGGTCGTTCCCCCCGCCGGAAATCCAGCGATGACATTCGAGCCCGGCTGCACGGTGTAGTTATATTCGCTATTGTTCACGTCGTGATTGTGCGATCCAAATGCGTCCGTCTGACTCGTCGCCAGCACACGCCCAGCATCAACCCCAGCACCAAGGTCAAGGCCGCGCCAGAAGAGGCCACGGTCGTCAGGGAGCGGGATACGGTAGTTGAGGTCATAGTCAGCAACGGCGGTCAAGCCACGTGCCACCGGAGCGCCGTCAGCCGTTAGCATCTGGAACGCGCCCCCATCGGTGGTGTTGAGCGTCGCATCCCAAATAATGCCAAAAAGCGTACTGGATGAGGGATCAGCAAAATTCGCGTTGCTGGCAGCGTTGCCAATCGTCTGGCCATTACAGATCAGCCAGCCGGCGGGAGCGGTCAGGCCAAAAAAGTGTGACACGGAGCCGGGCGGCACAAGGCCCGCCGCCAGCACAGCCTCAGCCGATGTTGCGCGAGTTACTTCCGAAGCTACAGCAGCGGTTAATACGCCCTCTGCGGTTATGGCGCGAGTCTGCTCAGCGGCAATTGCCGTATTCAGTGCAGCTTCCGCCGTAGTGGCGCGAGTCTGCTCAGCGGCAATATTGGTATCGACCTGGGCCGTGGAATAAACCCCAAGATTGGTGCGCGCAGTTGCGGCGCTGGCAATATCGGACAGGTTGTTGGCCTTTGCCAGATAGTTGTCGCCTACCCACTCGCGGGTAGCAGTAACGATAGAGGGGTCCAGGATAATGGTCACCGTGTCAGGATTCGACACGGCAATCGTCATGCGGATAAGCATGTCTGAGGTGGCGCCGTCGGCAGCCGTGGGCTTGTAGGTATCCCCGCAGTTCGCCGTGAAAATCATATTGCCGGCATTGTCATTGAGGCTGAGCTCGCGGATTGTCCAGCCTCCCTCTACTGCCGGGATTATTGCCTCTGCGATGAACTGGTCAGCATTGGACGGGTCCACTGTCAGGCTGTTCAGCGCCACAGATAATACCTGGTGCACCAGCGCTGTACGGGTCGGATCTGGAGTGACTGGCACGCCGCCACCGTCTCCAACCCTGATAGTGGCATAGACAATCTGAGTGTCAGAGGCATGAGCAGCCGCCTCGAGCGTGGCGCCCAGGGCAGTGATCAGGGTCTTATACGTGGACATTTCAAGGCCCTACCGAAATTGTTACGCCCAGCTGGGATACTGCCGTGGACACAAACCGGTCAGTAGTGCTGATCGAGGTATAGAAATTGCGCAGATTGGTCCCTGCGTCCCGGAACTGATCAATGAGCGCCCTTGACCGAATAATCAGGGAGGCGATATCGGTAACGCCGGCCGTGTCAATCTCGGCATCGAACCACCCGTAATTGCCGCTAACCAGCGGGGCATCGGTAATTGTGGCAAGCTGGCCTGAGTTGAGAGACTGAAGCGCGAGTTCGATGGCCACGTTATTGGCTTTCGGCTGGAACATTTGCGTCACGATACGGCCAGCGTACTGGGGGTCGAGTTCGCTATTCTGGCGCACGCAGTCAAAAAAACTGCCGTGGTAATCAAGCCATGTGCCTTCCGCCGTTCCCACTACCATCTGGTCTATCATCAGCGGAATGGAGTTCACCGCCTGATTCAGCTCTGAGGCGCTGCTATCAAGAAACGCCCATGCCAGCGACGTGAATATGCTCAGGTGATCGCCATTGCTCACGGCTGGAGTGTTGGAGCCGTCCAGAATGGAAAGCGCACTCAACTGTGCAATAGAATCAGGCGGCGAGAAAGCCACCGTATACCCCGTCTGGGCAGCAAGGTGGGTCGCCAGCGCAGCCAGGGTGTAAAGGGAAAGATCGATGTTGAGTGCGGCGCCCGAGCCGCCAGTCACAGTGGTAGTCAGAAATCCATCTGCAACAGTCCACGTCATGGTGCCATCATAGTCAAGACGCAGCGCAAGGGTAGCCTTCGGGTCTTTGCTGAATGCCCGATGTACCCAGGTGAAAAGCTTGCGCGTCAGTTTCATATCAGGTCGTCAGAGCAATGGTGCCCGGAAGGGCTTTGTAGTTATAGGCAATCGTAACGTCCCCACCGGGCGCAGACAAAACCACGTTATAGACACCAGGCACATTCATAATCGTTGTGCGGATCTGCTCTTGAATGATATTGGTGCCCACAGGCAGGCTGGCGATATAGGCGTTCACCGCCGCTGTGCAGGCCGCCAGCACAGCAACGCTGCTGCTTGCGTAGGCTGGCAGAAGAGTCACCACGCCAGTCACATCACAGGTAGACGTGAAGCAGGCATACACCACTACAATGGTGCCAGCCGCCTTGTATCCGGCGATTTTGTTGCCGTTGGTGTCGGTATAGCCATCTATAATTTGCTGGCACTTCGCGATCAAATCAGAGCTCGCCCCCGTGCTGCCGTTGAAAATAAAAACATGGATAAGTCCAATCGGGTTGGAGTCATCGATGTAATACATTTCCTGCACGATGGCGCTGATCACGCTTTCCACAATATTGCCATAGCTGTCCAGCAGGTAGGCTGTCTGCGCCCCGTACTGGAGTGCATAGACTTGGCCCCGGCCAAGGGACTGGATGTAGGACTGGAAGCGCGTTTTGCGCTGGTCTTCCGTCTCAGCGTCCTGGCCGCCACCGAAAGCGAGGGTATTGGTGACGCCAGTCACCCCGGCAATGCTGCCGACCAACTGGGTAATAGTCCCTGGCGCCGCATTACTGACGAGCCCGACCGTATCAGCTGCAGCCTCCACAGATACTGTAGTGTCACCGGCAGGGATAACAGCGTTCGCCTGAGTGACATAGCGGATAGTGCCGCCGGGCACAGTCACTACGGCACCAGCCAGGATGGGCTGATCGAACGCAGATACTGTGGCAGTAAACGTCAGGAGCCCGCGGGATGCCTGGGCCGGCAGCAGCGGAAAGCCGAAGCTGTTGTAAATCGCTACCGGGATGGCCTCCTTCAGGCCATTGAACATTTGCTGGTAGTACTGATCGAGCTCAATGGCGACCGCCTCTACCACCGTACGGGCAGCAGCGCCGACATTAAAATCAGTCAGCAGCGACTGCACCGCTTTCATGCGGTTGATCATGGCCGCGGCAATGGAGACAAAGTTTTTTATCTGAAATGCCATGATTAAACGCTCACCGTGACAGAAAGAGGCTTACCCACAATCGGGTTTACATCCATGGTTATCTCCATGGCATCGCCGGTTACCTGGACCGTAGAATTCTGGACCCGCTGGACGCGAGGGTCAGACTGTACTGACGCCTGAGCATAACCATTGGCGATGTTGGCATTGATGGGGTTATTCCCCTTGCCGAGCATCGTCCGAACAAAACTTCCGTAGGTAGGGTAGTAGACGAGCTCATAGCGCTGCACGTTGACGCGCATGGTCAGCGCCTGCCGTAGGTTGTCATTTCCCACCAGCACGGCAATATCGCCTGAATCAGTTGCAGTAAAATCACCGGAAGTCAAATCTATATCTGTGCCATATATTTCACTTGCGGAAGCTGCCCCATTTGTGCTGTCGAATGTCGACGGGACTTTTATCGAATCACCAAACTTCAGGACGCTGGCAGTCACCTGCGAATCATCGCCCGTCAGGTATGGCGCAGAAAGACCGTTGATATTGACGATATCCACCCACTTTGATGCATCCCCCACCTCTCGAAGTGCGATTTTCTGGAGGGTATCGCCCCACTGGGTTTGCACGAAGCGAACGCCAGTCAGCGGGGATGTCATGCCGGTAGAAGAAGTTGATGGGCCGCTGGAACTGGATGCCAGGGCCTGCTGAGCAGCAATAGCCGAGGCGTTCAGTGTCGTTCCTTGAGCAATATTGGATACATGCCCATGAATAGCCACCATGGAAGGCGGCGACAGTACCGGGTCGCAGTTTTTCAGCGCACCAGTGGAGAACTGCGCTGCTTCATTCTGGGTGGCCAGCGGCGCCTGGTTTGGATAAACCGAAGCGAGCGGATTGCTCAACTGAGCAACAGCGCTCCCGCCTGAAGTTGATGAGCAGTTGGATGCCCCGTACACAGCGGAGTAATCAGGGAACTGGGCAGGGGGTATCAGGATATTCTGCAGGAGGCAGGTGACGTTCTCATAAGCAGCCGCAGCCTGCATGCAAAGATTACCGGCGAACGGGTCAGTGATGGCTGCCGCCAAGACCCGCCATACATTGGCCGCGCCCATGCAAGCATCTGCGGCCAGCAGATTCAGGGAGGCTGATGGAGCCTGCCGAGTAGCATTGACCGCCCCTACAATAGCTGCTGACAGGCTATTAAAGCTGTTCATCGGGCCAGCCAGAATACTCGGAAGCGCGGTATGGAGTATTCCGGTCGCAGTATTCAGCGCTGACGTAACTTTATCCATGACAGCCAGGGCGGACGATATGGAGTCGCCTACGGACTGATCTGAAGGCTTGGGCGCCAGCAGGCTATCAAGCGTCCCAGCGGTAGCCGCCGAGACGTAAGCAATGCCGGTCATGGCAATCTGATACATCATCAGCAGCGGCCGTGAGCGGTTCCGCTTCAATGAAAAAACGAGCGGCACCACGAACATATGCACAAAATTCAAACCATCGGAATAAATCAGCAACACCCCGGATGGGTCGCGTCCTTCTTCTGCGGCAAGGGCGCGCAAATTGTGCCACTGCTGAATCATGCCCTGCAGGGCGATCAGCCGTTCGACAGATGACTTCTGGGCAGCATCAGTGCGCCAGCCAGTGTGACCGGAGATATTGATACTGACCAGACCCTCACCCCACTCATCAGCCCATGCTCCAGCTGTGCCGGCCTGTCCCAGCGTCTGCTGGACGGTCACGCGCGACGGGGTGGTAATGTTTACGTCTTCAGGCCGGATGTTGAGCGTCAGCAACTGCACGGGTCCATTCGGCCGTGTCACATCCACCAGCGCGAAGCCGATGGGTGATGTATCCGGTTTTTGAGATAGTGGTGGATTCTGCATAGTCCCGCCAGTTTACAGTCACACCATTGCGCCGGTATTGCCGCCGATGGTGCCGCCGGTGTGGTAGTGGGTCTTGATGCTGATACCTGCAATCGATATGTCTCCAGCCGTCACTACCATTGAGCCAGTCGGCACGTTTATGCTACCTGTGACTGTCACATTGCCTGCTATAGCCGCAGCACCTGTGCCGCCACCAACAGCTGTCAACGCCAAGCCGCCAGCACTGATGAGCCCAATCACGTTCAGATTTCCAGTGATCGTATTGGTGGGTGCGGTTATAGAGGTAGCAGTAGCGGTGACATTCACGTCTACCGCCTGCACGTTCACGGCCCCGGTAGCTGCATGGATGTTCAGGTTCCCGAGCGGAGCAGACACTGTGATATTGCCGGTTGTAGCAGTTGCGTTGATATTTCCGTTTGCGGCTGTCACATAGACGTTTGAAGTGGCATTTACAACTGTGTCAGCGCCTGACGTAACTGTTACCTGGCCAGTGGGGGCCATATCAAGGCTGGCCTGTGATACCCCTCCCACCGCCACACTCATATGGATGTGAGGCTGGCGCCCGGTGTTCTTGGTGATAGCCCACAGCTTTTTAAAATCGCGGCCAGTCAGATCGTCATGAGCTGTCGATTCGCCTATCCTTAAATAGGTGCCGCTAGGATGGTAAAGCTCAAAATTCCCGAAAATATCCGTTGTGGTGTAAACGTCGGAAGCATGGCGCTGGACCCGGCGCCCGGCCTCCACGAACATCTGGCTTTTCTGGGGAGACAGGAAGCCCAGGATTATCAGTCCACCATGGCGAAGCGTGCCGCACACGGCGATCAGGTTTGGTCCTGTAGTGCTGTCGTTTATGTCCGTAGACTGCCCGGCAGATCCAGATGGCGGGAGCCCAGGCTCAGTCAGGTCAACGGTGCCTGTGCAGTCGCTGAGGCTCTGCTCGCCCATGATCATGACAGCCGGATAGCGGTCGCCATTGTCCAAGCAGATCAGGTCAGCGCATATCCCTTCCGGGTGCATGTTTGTGACCTTGGCGAGGCGCAAATTAGTCATATGCCGAAGCTCCGCCCAGCTCAGAGAGGTACGGGGATTTGCCGCCGGCCTTCACCTGCAACCTGGCAATGAATGAGGTGGCGCGCTCGAGAGAGACGTGAGTAGTGAAGCTCCGAAACGGCATGTATTCGTGAGAAACTGACTCGACGTAACCCTGCCAGTTCATGGCCCCCTCTGTCACCAGGAGCTCATTGCCGATTTTTATCTTCTCATTGCCCTTCAGGGACAGCGAGCCCTCTTCAAAGACCACGTTGTCTTTGTTCTGAGCGATCAACTGGGCCAGCTTATCACCAAGCCATCCTGAAAAGAAACTCAGGTCTTGCTGCCTCCCGCTTTCATCCTGCATCTGGCCGCCGCGGCTGGTGGCACTGCCCTGCTGGTGCGTTTGTACCTCCATCTTGCGTACGCCGTAGAGCAGGTTTGTGGCGTTTTTATAGCCGTCCAAGGTGTAGTCATTCTGCCCACCGACAGCGGACTGCATCTTGAGAAGGCTGGCATCGCCAGGGTACCAGTCAGGGTTATCCACCCAGTAAAAATTAGCGACACTGGCGTCAGACCGGCTGAGCGTGATATCGGTAATGTCGGCAGCCGTTATTTTTACCTGCTGCGGAACCTGCGTGGTATGCAGCGCATTGATAAAATTCCCGTACACATCCCGGTAAGGCAGCGGCCGGTACATCAGAAATACGCCTGCTTCCTCGTCCTGCACAAACAGCTCATTGAAGGCGCCCACGTCACCATAGATCGACATGAAGTCGAAGAGGGAGCCATTATTGAACCCCTGAAAGCCCAAGCAGCTTACATTGGGCCGATTAAGAGGATTCTGGCTGGCGCTCACAAGATCAGGAGAATATGGGGTGTACGGCTGAATATGCATGATCGGGGAGGGCGGTATCGGAGAAGCCCCCAGGAGTGCGATTTGCTGGCCAGCCGTCAGCCCATTCACAGTAGTATTCAGCCCTGATATGAATGAAGACGTGGAGGTTGCAGACGCAATAACTAGCGACTCCTGCCGCATCTTGTCGATGAGGTTGTTGATTATTTTATCCCTGACCGTATCGACAAATTCAGCGGCTGACACAGCAACTTTAAAGAAGGCCCCGAACTTCTCAAAAAGAGGGAACGCACTGGTTATATTGTCACCAATGATGTAATTGTTGGCATAGAAAATGCGGAATATTTCAAACAATTTCCCGTAGTCATGCCCGCTAATGCTCACGCCCATAAACGGTTTCCCATCGGCTGACATGGCGCGCGAGCGGGTAATCTTGCTCACAAAGCCGCGCATGACGACAGGGATATTGCCGGGAATGGATTTATAGGCTGGGTCTGACTGATTACGACAAAACCTTATTTCAATCAGGTCCATGGGCTCGATGCTGGCATAAATCGAATCCATGGTGTCGGGCCGCATAATATCGGCCAGCATGATATCAAACGTACCGCTGATGCTCTGCCGGCTTTTATTGGTTTTCACATGGCCGTTTTCGGTAATGTAGGGAGTCAGGTCTACATTGAAGGCACCAGCGCGTGCCCGGTCAGAAGCGGCCAGGTTGCCGCCTATAGTCGTGCGCACCACATTTTTGTAGAGCCTTACTGACAGAGCAGGACGATCAACGTTCATTAGTTTCCCACCCAGAAAGTGTCATGATCCTTACTGCCAATCTGCGCAGACCCTGGTACACCTGCGGCTTTGGGAGGCGAGGAAAATACGCTCTTTTTCTTGGAGCCGTCGGTATTCTGGATGACTATATTTATTTTTGTCCCAGCATTACCATTATTGCGCTCTGTTGCAGCCAATTTAAGCATGTAGTCAATACCATGCTCTTTCATGGCGTCAGTGCCGGCTGACCCTCCAGTTTGATAATCCCTAAGCCCAGTGACACCCATATTATAGGCAAGCATTCCAGATAACTTGTCACCACCAAAGGCTTTAAGATTGTGCCGCTCAATTTCTGCCATAATTTGCATGGCAGCATTAAAGCCGCCCTTGCCTAAAAGTTGTTTAGGGTCAGTAATTCCATACATTCCGCCATATTGACGAATAGCACTCTCCCGGATCTGCGCCGGGCTATATGCACCATTTTTTGTGTCAGAATAATCTAGATTTCCATGACCCCAGCCTTCGACGCCAAGATTTGCTTTCATCATATCTATAATGGCTGGATCGCCACCAGCAGCTGCGGAAATAGCGGCTTCTTCACTGGCGCTAAACTGAAGCTTACGGCCTGTTCCTCGCAGTTTTGCATGGCGCGCATTCAGATCAGCAAGGCCGGCAATATTAGCAGCATAGTCAGGGTTTTCTGGGTTGGTATCCCAACCACTAAGACCCAGCTTTCCTGTACCAAGAGCATCATTCAGTATTTTGGATTGCGGCAAAGCTCCAGAATCTTTGTAAGTACTATCAGCGCCAAGCACTGTTGCAATACGAGATACGATTTCCTTTAAATCCGTCATTACGACAAGACTTTTACTGCCAAGATCAGTGAGCGACTGCTCCATGTCCTTTGTTGCGTTGAGCAAGTCTTTTCCGGGGTCCGATTCTTGTCCATGAGCAGCCGCTAAGGACAACAGAACCCGCCTCATTTCATCAGGACTTTTCCCTGCCAAGTCATTAAGTTTTCCAGTCTCTCCCTGCATATCCTGGCGGTGAAGAAAATCTTGCCTTAACTGCTCTAGGCCACCGGCATCAGCCCCCATGACTTTGCCCATCGTCTGGAAGCCGGTGACGCTCATATTGTTGATATCAATGCCAGATGCTGTTAGTGAGTCGGCCATGCCTCCAAACTTATTACCAGCACCCTTCATTAACAGATCAAGAGCCATGCCTTTATGCTCATTCCCTCCAAAAAACATGCCTGCCAGCGAGTCAGCAATTTGCCATTCAGGCATGCCTTTCGACCGCAGCATATTCGACAAAGCCTGAGCATTAGTTTCATTGCTGTCCATCCCAGGAGGCAGTTTTCCTTTGCCAATCCAGTCAGCACCAA